CAATTAAAGCTCGCTTTAATGACTTCAAGATTTTTGCTGATTCGGATATGGCAACAGGAATTGCGCCATATCATTTGGTCCCTATGGACCTCGATGGAATTCCTTACCTACAAGGCGAGTGGAACTATTCACAAGTAGTTCTGCCTAACCGAGACGCTGCCGGCAATCCTGTTGTTGGAACAACCACCGAGCGCACTTTGCACATGGTCGGTGGGAACATTACAGGTGTTACGTCTTCACTTGTTCAGGCGTACAAAAATAGCCGAGCCACACCCCACAGCCCCGACCCGTCTACTCCGGGTGGGGCATCCGTTGGTCTTTTCACGGATATGTTTAACGTGGGGTTGGATGATTCTGAAATATTAGCTAATGCTGAATTTAGAAATAATGATTTGCCATACAATCAGGATAATTATCCTGGAGGGGCATCTAACGCTGGAACCTGCGAAATTATTGACGAGATTTTCCTGAATCCGGCTTCTACGATACCTGGTAAGTATCATCTACAGGGTTCAAATGTACCTTGTGGATTGATTCGTATCGATAGTGGTGCTGATAGCAACGTGACAGTCATCCTGCATCTTATGCCAGGTGACAACAGAGGTTACTTGACCGAAAAAATGCAGGAGATGTGAAGAATGAGTCCTCCTGTAGAACAAGACGTTGTTCAAGGTACGGCCGCAACCGCCCGTATCCTATCCTCTCTGAAGGAAAACAGACTCGAAGTTATTGGCTGTTTAATCCTCGCTCACCTTTTGGGTGTTAGCGACCGTATCTTGGCACAGGTATCAGGAGTGTGCTTCTGATGGCTAAAGAATATGGAAAAATATTTTCCAAGGACGGAAAAAGAGTTCGGTATGTTTACACGAACGGAAAAAAAGGTTCTAAAAAACTTGTAACATCCTGGCCAAAAGGGACTCGCAAGTCCAAACATGCCAGGAAGTGAGTTTATGCCATCTTATTTTGAGATTGCAGGCGAAATTATCGATGCTGGATATCAGGACGATGAACCATTCCTCTCTGATATGGAATATGCTGAAGTTGCCGAAATATTGCTCACTGCAACCGGTGACGAAGGATACGATCTAAAACGAGCTGCTCGAGTTCCTGGAAGAACCCGACGGCTAATCAAGGCCGGTATTATGGCCGGAACACTAGCATCAGCAGATGGTCCATTACCAATTGGTGATGTAATTGCTATTGGATTTTTAACCGGCTACGCTGTTTACGAAGCCGGAATGATTGTCGGAGACCTTCGACAATGATATGTGACGTCTGTGGATATCATCCACGTTTGAAAGACGCACACAATGTGCTTATGCACGAAGGCCGTCCAGATGAATTTGAAATCATACATGTGATTTGTTACAACTGCGGACACGAATGGGTTGAATGAGGTTGAATGCGGAGCAAATCTGCAGTCCGCATGTTCTCGAAGAGAAACGGCTGCAGATTCCCGAAGGGTGAATTAATAGACTGGGTACATTACCCGGATATTATGATGAACTTGAAAATCATACAAACAGAGGTGATCGTTATCGAACACCTGGAGAGCCAGATACAAAATTGCATACGCTGTGGATACAGCTATTGTGGGTGTTGGCGTTGAAGCACGTCTGTGCGATCTGCGGAGAACCTGGAATCCAACTTTGGCAAAAGACCAGGTACGGAGAAAATATACCACAGCTATGGATTTGCATAGCATGTAGAAAGGAGTGGTTAAAGTGAAACCAACTTGTACTAACCGCTCATTAAAGACTACGGCAAAATGTCGTGCGAAATGTTGTAGATCGAATAGGTCTCAACAACGACGAGATGTTACTGCATCGATGGCAAAAGGAACTGAACAATCTGAATTATTTATCAGTGGTTCTGTAAAGAAACAATTGGGTCATTGGCGGAATAAGATTCTGGATTAAATCTTGATTATTGCGACTCAAGCAGGGCCAAGTATCTTAGACCCTCACCTCCGGTAGAAGGCCGTGAGTTGGTAAGGAAGATTGGGAATCCGGAGAGGGGTGCGGAGGATTGCCACCTTGACAACTTGCGGGGGGTAGGGGTTATTGGTGAACAGTAAATTAATAGACGGTAGAGACCAGGACTTTATTCATGGCACGTCAATTTACAAAGCCCAAGACTAAAATTCAACCTGCTGTGCAAACGATTCGATTCAACGTTCCAACTGGAGCGAGTGCTAAATTTATTGATTTGAGTGCGGCAGCATCGATCGTAAACAGGAGATTCTATCGACAAGGATTGAACTGGGCTGTGTCAGGTATCACACTGATAGCGGCACCGAGTACTTCTGGTACCGTGAAGTTTTCTAAACTTCCAAACACATGGGTTACGTCTAACGCATGGGAAAAGGCGTTCAGAATGTGGAAACGCCAACAAGATGAAGCACTTGAAGGCCAAGAATCAATTAAAGCTCGCTTTAATGACTTCAAGATTTTTGCTGATTCGGATATGGCAACAGGAATTGCGCCATATCATTTGGTCCCTATGGACCTCGATGGAATTCCTTACCTACAAGGCGAGTG